CCGGGTGGCCGCATCATCTACCTCGGCACCCCGCAGACCGAGCAGTCCCTGTACCTCACCCTCGGCACCCGCGGCTACGACATCCGCATCTGGCCGATCCTGTACCCGACCGAGCAGCAGCGTCAGGGCGTCTACGGAGAGCGTCTGGCGTCGTTCATCACCGACCCGCTGGTGTCGGGCAGGGTCCAGCCCGGGGACTCCGTGGAGCCCCAGCGGTTCCCCCTGACGGACATCGAGGAGCGCCGGTCGAGCTACGGGCGCGCAGGCTTCGCCCTGCAGTTCATGCTCGACACGTCCCTGTCGGACGCCGACCTGTACCCGCTGAAGCTGCGGGACCTGCTGGTGCTCGACGTGGACACCCAGAAGGCCCCCATGAGCCTCGCGTGGGGCGAGACCGCGGAGACCCGGGTCAACGACCTGCAGCAGGTGGGGCTCAACGGGGACCGGTGGAACACCCCGATGTTCGTCGACCGCGAGTTCGCGGACTTCGAGGGCTCGATCTGCTACGTCGACCCCTCCGGCCGCGGCAAGGACGAGACCGCATGGGTCATCGTCAAGTGCCTCCATGGCTGGCTGTACGTGGTCTGCGTCGGCGGCAGCCTGTCGGGCTACGACGAGGCCACCCTCACCCGCATCGCCCGGGACTGCCAGCGCCACAAGGTGAACAAGGTGCTCTGCGAGCCGAACTTCGGTGACGGTATGTTCACCAACCTGCTCCGCACGAAGCTCCGGGATGTCTACCCGGTCACCTGTGAGGACGCCGAGCGGGCCGCTGGGCAGAAGGAGCGCCGCATCATCGACACGCTGGAACCCGTCATGATGCAGCACCGCCTCGTCATCGACAAGCGGGTCATCCGGGAGGACGAGCGGGGCTCCTACCCGCACATCCCGGCCGACGAGCAGCGCCAGTACAGCCTGTTCTACCAGCTCACCCGCGTGACCAAGGAGCGTGGCGCCCTGAAGCATGACGACCGGCTCGATGCACTGGCCGGCGCGGTCGGCTACTGGGTCGACCACATGAGCCTCGACCAGAAGGCCCGGGTCGCGGAGGTCAAGGAGGAGGCGCTGAAGGCCGAGCTGCAGCGGCACATCGACCACGCCATCGGGGTGTCCCGCCGGACGCCGAACGCCGACGACTGGATGATGAATCCCTAGGGAAATCAAGGGGACTTTCGACCCCCTCGTTCACCCGGGATGGGGAAACATTCTCCCTTTAAGGTACTATAGGTACTTAGTAGGGTACCTGTAGGACCTTAGAGGGGGTAGCCTAGCCTCCACCGTGAGAGTAACTGACCCAGACCCCTCCCTACCCCCCATCCATGGGGTACCCGTAGCCCCACCATAGCCCCTTCGGGGGTAGACCAGACCCCCAAGAGACCCAGCTATGTCCCATGATGTCCTGACAGTGATCGAGTGGACCGACTCCTACAGCCCCACCAACGGCCCGTGGGTGTCCACCGAGGAGTGCTCGGCCGGCTCAGACGAGCCCCTGCCCATCGTATCGGTCGGCTTCGTCTTCAAGGAGACCGCCCAGTACGTCGCCCTGTGCGCCTCAGCGGCCCTGTCGGACCTCAATGAGGGCCTGCAGGAGGCCGACCGGAACGTGTCGGGCATCATGTTCATCCCCCACACGCAGATTCGCAGGCGCGTCGAGGTGGACATCCTGCCGAAGCTGGCGAAGACCAAGGCGTTCCAGTGGGTCTGCGAGGGGTACGCTGGGGGCCAGTGAGGTCCCCGGCAAAATCCCGGAAAAATCCGAAGTGGCATAATCGTAGCGACTGGCGGCGGCTTCCCCCCGGTACCCCCCCCCCAGCCTCACGCGCGCCCACGGCCGCCCCCGCGCACCCCCTCGGGCATCACGCGGACGGCCGTGGGCGCCCCCACGCGCCCCCGCACGATCCATCCGGGGCCCTCAGGGGACCTCGGGGGGCTCGCATGGGCCCGCATGGCGCCCACGCAGGCACGCGCACGCGCCCCCGCACGATCCATCCGGGGCCCTCAGGGGGTCGAAAGGGGGCCGAGGGGGCAGGATGTGACCGATCGGTAACATTCTCGTTCGCTGGGGTGAATTTTCCATATCACGCGCAACGCACGCGCACCCGGGTGGCGCCCACGCGCACCCCACGCGCACCCCGCAGGCACGCCTCAGGCCCCCAGATGGATCGCGCACGCACGCATCGCGCATCACCCGCGCGCATCGCGCGATCTATCCGGGCCGCCCAACGACCCATTTTTGCCGTTCATCGGCCGATCCATACCGTTCATCCACAGCCGCTTGCAAGTCGGATCGAAAGGGGGGATAGTGGTGTCCATCGGGAGGCGGCCACCGCCACCCGGGCCCCTCGGGGCATCGCCCTTTACACAAGTCGACCCGCGGCACTCCCCAAGGGGGGTTGACAAGGGTCGGCGAGTGTGGCAAGATGGCATCGCAGCATCGGGACAGGGTCTTCCGGACGCCGAATCGTGGCGGACCCTGAACGGATGGTCGACCTTTAGGCCTTAGGGCGGGGGGTTGACAAGCGAGCCGAACTAGCATAGGATGGGCGGCAAGTGGTAAGCGGTAAGCGGTACCGGGTCAGCCCCAAGGGGGGTTGACAAGGGCAGGCAAGCGGAGTATAGTGCGGTCCAAGTGGTACGGAGTGCGTCGGTACCTTGTACAGGCAATCGACCCGGCTGGTCCCTTCCGATAACGGGGCGCGAACTGACGCTATCAGTCGAGGACCCAGACTCGTGATCGGACTGGGGGACCGGGGAGCACCAGCAATCCGGGCATGGGGTACCGCCTATACGGTATGGCCCCATGGGACACGGCAGGGAACTGCCGGGTCCAAGGCAGCGGGGTGAGCCAACGAGCCACCACTAGCAGACAGCTAGACCGCCCATTGACGATGCACAAGGTAGGACGGCGGGAAGGGCATGGCGGCGAACGGTGCGGGGCTGTAGACCGACCGGGGACCGTCCCCCATGGGTCACCATGGTGTCACCCCAGCGCGTCGGTCGGACTTGGCATCGAGGACACACCGAGCAAACCCGGCGGGTACTGCTTCTCAGCAGGCCCGCCCGGTCTATCGGAAAGGGCGCTGGACTTCAGCGCCTTTTGCCCATAGGCTGTACCCTCCCCCACTGGAGCATCACCATGTCCAAGACCATCATCGTCGCGTCCATCGGCCGCTGCGTCGGCTCCGAGCCCATGTCGCCGGCCGACTGGTGCGCGTTCAAGACCCAGCTGTTCTACACTGTCGACGGCCTCGCCGAGACTGTGCTGCAGCGGCCCCTGCTGGTCCCCAGCGAGCCCCACGAAGACACTCAGGTGGGCGTCTGGGCCAACGTGGCCTGCGAATCGGCGGCCACTGTGATGGCTGTCATCGACCGCGACAACCTGCCGCGACTGCGGACCCTGCTGTCGGCCCTCGCGGCGCTGTACCGGCAGGACGCCATCGGCCTGATCGTCAGCGAGACCGGTACCGACACGCTGGTCACGGCTGACCAGCAGCCGGACGTGTAATCACCACCACCATCCAGCGGGGCCCTACGGGGCCCTGTCTGGCTTTCCCATGGGCCCCGCGGGGTCCATCGTAAAGCCTACTGGAGACCTACCATGGCCCGTGAACTGAAGCATCGCATCGTGGCTGGCAAGCGCATGATGGCGCATCTCGACAACCTCGCCACCATCGGTGCCCCGCACCGTGACTGGTACGCTGGGGCGCGGCAGACCATCGCCCGCCACTGTGAGCTGAACGGCTGGGACCGCGACCGCTTCGTGGCTGTGATGGCCGTCCTGTCCCCTCGCTGCAGCGTGAAGCGCAACTGGGACAACACCGTAGCCTTCATGCGGTACGGTATGGTCCTGCAGGGCACCATGCGGGGCCTTGTGGCCTCGCTGAACCACCTGCTGGAGACCGGTGAAATCCGCGGCCCCAAGACCAGCGCCTTCGCCCGGTGCCTGCTGGGCGATGAATCGGCGCTGGTGCTGGACGTGTGGATGGCCAAGGCGCTGGGCGTGCCTCAGGCCGTGGTGACCCGCAAGGACAACATGGCCGCCGCCTACAAGCTGTGCGGGGCCATCGCCAAGGCGCGCGGCTGGACCATGGCCCAGACCCAAGCGGCCATCTGGTGCGGCATCTGCATCAAGTCCGGGGTCCGCCCCGGCACGCTGGAGAACGCGGTCCTGTCGACCGCTCAGGTCTCGTTCGACTTCTGAGGCGCCCCATGTCCGACTACATCGGCAGGCGCTGCAAGCTGCGGCCCGGTGTCACCGGCTTCGGGGCCCGCGAGGGTCACGTCGCCACGGTGACGGCCGACATTGGCCGCCGGCAGCCGCTGTGGCCGCTCACCATCCAATTCAAGACCCTGCCGCTGCTGGGCAAGGCCTACCAGACCATGTCCGTTCACCCGAGTGAACTGGACTTCATCGAGGACTGACCCATGGCCGCTGGTCGCCACGAATCGCACTGGATCATCAACGTCGCCCAGCAGGACGGATTCCGCTTCGACGGCGGACCGGCCTACTCCCACCTGTTCGCCACCGAAGTCGCCGGCACGGAACAGCGAGCCCGCCGGGTCTACGACATCATCCGGGGGAAGTTCCCCGAGCCCCTGTTCAAGGTCTCGCTGACCTACTGGGCCATCCGCGGGGTGACCGTACTGTGAGCCCCCTTCACGACCACCCGGTGCGCCTCACGGTGCGCCGCTACACCACCGGCCGGGTCCGCCTTGCAAGCCAGCGGACCGTGCTGTACGCTGACGGCACCCCAGTGATTCTGGGGGACCGCGCCACCGCCCAGCGGCTGGCCGAACACCTGACCGCCCTTCGGGGCTGCGCCCACTTCGTCGAGGACTACATCCCGTGATCGCCACCTTCCTGCGCCGCGCTGCGGCCGAGCTGTCCCGCCTGCTGGCCCCGTACCGGGTCGCCATCTATGACCGCAAGGGCCGCATCATCGCCATCCGGTCCGCTGCTGACCGCCGCGAGGTCTCCGAGTGGGTCGACCTGAACCGCCCGCTGTCCGGCTGCCGGTACCGTGTCGTGCAGCTGAACCTCCTCGGCGGCATCACCTTCGACAAGTGGGGGACCTACCCGTGAACCAGTACATCGAAATCAGCGGCACGTCGTGGTTCCGCGGGGACGTGCAGCGCCTTCTCCGCTTCCTCCGGCTGATCGACCCGGACCGCCCCCACCGGGACTATGCGGGCATCTGCCGGAACGTGTCGGCGGCTGCCGAGGGCCGCTCCTACAACCTGTCCCTGCTGACCTACTGCTTCATCGAGCTGGGGCTGGACGCGACCTACCCGGTCGAGTTCGCCTGCGGCGCGACGACCAACGCCGCCGCGGCCGAGGCCTACGATGCCCACAGCGACGCGGCCACCACGTGGGACCCGGGCAACGCCCATGGGGCCTTTCGCCGCGCCCTGCTGGTCCGCCTGATCGACCTGCTGAACGACAAGCTGGGGGCCGTGCCGTGAGCCGGCCCTCGGTGGACTACATCGGCCCCGTCATCGTCCCCTACGGCATCTACGGGGGCTCCATCGGGTCCATGGTCGACTTCGTGGACAGCTGCGCGGTCGTCGTCATCACCCGCCGGCCCCATGTCCGGCCCGAGCGCATCCCGCTGTGGAACCTGACCATCCCCACGGTCGACCATCTGCGCCAGCGCCTGAAGTCGCTGCGCTGCCGGGTCAACGTCGAGCCCGACCGCTGGGAAGATCAGGACCGCGAGGCTGACTTCATCCGGCTGCACCTCACACTGGAGACCTGACCATGCACTACGAATACCGGCTGGGGACCAAAGACCACTCCGGCCACGTCCGCCTGAAGCCCGGGGACACCTTCTCGCTCCCCGGGGGGCACTACGTGGCCGTGAAGGGTAGCACCCAGCGGCCGTGCGTCGGCTGCGCGTTCGATGGCCGGGGCACGCTGCGCCCCTGCCTCGCCTCCCCCAGCTGCTCCACATCGGACGGCTCGTCCATCTACGAGCGGCTGATCTTCCTCAAGCTGGCCAAGAAGGTGACCCCGTGAACTTCCACACCCTGCACCCCGTCGGGACCCGCGTGCTGCTCCGGCCGCGTGTCGGTCCGCCCAAGGCGGGCACCATCATCGGCCACCGCCCGGGCTACGTGAGCCCCTACGTGGTGGCTGTCCCGTCCACCCTGCGCTCGGACAAGGAGTTCGAGTATCTGGCCGCCCCCAACGACTTCACCCTGATCCCGCCCGAGGCTGCCCCGGGCCTGCTGGAGACCCACTCGTGATCGAAAAGACCTACACCATCACCCTGACCGAGACCGAGCTTCTCGCCCTGTACACCCTGACGGCCCACACCCTGCCGCACCAGCCGCTGACCTACCTGCGGGACTCGCTGTCCAAGAACAGGTCGGCCATCCCGGACGCCCCGGACGCGAACAAGGCCGCCGGCCGGGTCTTCCTCCCGGGCGAAGACGGGAGCCGCAAGGCCCACCTGTCGGTCACCACCACCAACCTGTACCGGCAGCTGCGCGCCCACGCTGCGGCCATCTACCGCGCCACCGAGGAGGGCAACTGACATGGCCATCATCACCAAGGTGGTCGAGCCCAAGCCGACCCGGCCGGCCTTCCCGTACCTCGCCCGGGGCAGGGGCGGGAGCGCCCGCTTCGCCAGCCCCGGCACCGTCGTGCTGATCCTCAGCGATCACAGCTGCGTCTGTCTGCAGGCTGACGACGGCGACCCCTGCTGGGCGGTCGGCGAGTATTGCCGCAGCATCAATGCCGAAAGCTGGGACCCGCTCCCGACCGGCTCCACCATCACCATCTCCAACGACACCGCAACCGAGCCCACCTGACATGAAGACCCAGAAGATCACCAAGTTCCAACGCGACACCCTCGCCACCTTCGCGGCGCTCGGCTACGACGCCTTCGCCCGCCAGAACGGCACCGTCGAGCTGACCCTCGATGTCCCGGCCCCCAAGGGCGGGCGCACCGAGCGGCAGGTCCAGTTCGTCACCGAGCGCGACGTGAACCGCTACGTCGCCGCAGGCATCATCCCGCAGGCGGTGGTCCAGTGAGCCGCCTCGTCGAGGTGGCGGCCGGCGTGGCCCTTGAGCTGCTGGCCTTCGTGCTCGGGGCCATCGGTATCCTGATCTACTGGCCCTGCAGCGTGTTCGTGGCCGTGGTCGACTTTGGCCGCGACTTCGTCCAGCAGGCGAACGGCAACCCGGTCGGGGCCTTCCGCGCCCTGTACCGGGACATCTGCCGGTCGATCCAGTACCGGGTGAAGCCATGACCCTGCCCCGCACGCTTCAGGAAGTCCCCGTGACCTTCGAGCTGGACGGCGAGCGATACGTCCGCAAGCAGGCAAACTACCAAGGCTGCCGCGGCTGCGCCTTCGAGAACGACGGCAACGGCTGCCGGCGAGCGCCCGTCTGCACCACCGAGCGAATCAACGAGGACGGCGACTTCGAGGCCGTCAGCTACATCTTCCGCCCCACACCCTGAGGAACCCCATCATGTACTGCGCAAACACCATCCGCCGCATCAACGACCCGGCCATCCGGGCTGCAGCCGCCGCTGCCCTCCTCGCCGAGGGCTACACCGCCCCCGAGTACGGCCGCAAGGTCTCCGAGGGGCACGTCGACGGCTCCCAGCTGCCCCCGCCGCACGCCCCGACCTCGGTCGGCGGCGGCATCAACGAGGGCGGCTCCCTCGGTCACGTCGACGACGCGGGCGGCCTGCGCGGCCACTCGCTGGACCGCGAGACCTACCCGTGGACCTACTCGGCCCGCGGTACGGACGCCGGCAGCATCGAGTGGTACGTCTGGAACGCCCTCACGGGCCAGGAACTGACCACCACCTACACCAACACCGCCGACGCGGACGCGGCCTGCCGCCACGCCCGCCGAGTCGAACGCACCACCACCACCATCAACGCCCTGACGGGCCGGAGCTGAACCCATGTCGACCATCACCCAGCTGGACGTGAACAACATCAAGGCCCTCCTCGGCAGCACCGAGGCCCGCTTGGAGGAGGCCGTGCAGCGACACACCGCCGCCAAGGCGCGCGTCGCGGTTGCGATCCGCGAGTCCAAGGCTGCGGCCGAGGACCGCTACCGCCTCGCCAAGCTGGTCCGCGAGGCCCGGGCTGACCTGTCCGCCGCCGAGGCGCAGCTGGCCGCGGAGCAGATCACCTTCCGCCTCGGCGACAAGGTCCGCATCCACGGCTCGACCTACATCATCGCCCAGTTCGGCGACCACGCGGCCAAGCCCTTCAAGATCAAGCTGGTCCTGATCGCCATCGACGGGGGCAGCCCGGGCAACCGCTGGGCCGAGCCGGTCGAGTGGCCGAAGTCGCCGATGACCGTCAAGTTCACCTACGACGAGCTGCCGCGCCTGTTCGGCTCGGTGTCGCAGGATGAAATCGAGCGCGTGAAGTAGTACGCCAGCCGGTGCCCCTGCGAGGTCCTGCGGGGGCACCCACGGGCGCATTGCTGCGACCCCCTCATCACCCCACCGGAGTCCCCCATGGAACCCAACCAGACCCCCACGCAGTCCCCGGACGAGGCCTTCGCCTACGGCCTGCGGACCCTGTTCGGTGCCACCCAGCACCTGCCGCGCACCCTGTACTTCAGCCTGCCGGTCGGCGAGTCGCGCTTCCTGTGCGAGTACACCGTCACCACCTCCCAGTGGACCGGCGGCTACATCCACGCCATCCGGGACCGGGCCGGTGTCCGGCTGGCCGCGGCCAACCTCGACACGCCGCTGGAGAAGCTGGTCGAGCAGGCCTCGGCGGTGTACTACGCCCGGTACTACCTGTGATCGGCCGCGACGAGGCGGCCCGCCTCCTCAAGGAGGGCAAGGCCATCGACTTCTGTCTCGCGGTCGACACCGGCTTCAGCACCATGACCGGGCCGTGGCGGCGCTGGAAGCTGTCCGCCATCCCGCCCTTCAAGGCCGGCGAGCCCGACCCCTACCGCTTCCGCATCCACCCTGACGCCCGCAAGGGCGCGAGCATCTGACCATGACCCTGACCTACCGTTACGATACCCTCGCCGACCTCGCCGCCATTCTCGCGGCGCTGGTCGCCACTGGTGTGTCCTTCAAGGCCACCAACGACTTCCACGACACCGTTGTCACCGTCACCTTCACCGGAGGATTCTGAACATGAACGCGAAAAAGGCCAAGAAGCTGCGCCGCACCATCAACGGCTGGGGCGACCCGGCGAACCCGCGGGTCGAGTACCGCGACACCGTCGTGAAGCACCGGCTGGTGCCCACCGGGACCATCGGCCTGAACGGGCTGCCGGAGTTCCGAACGGTCCCCTCGGTGACCCGCACGCTGTCCCCGGGCTGCCTGCGCTGGCTGTACCAGCGGGCCAAGAAGTTCTGCAACGCCGGCCACCCGGTGTGATCTTCATCCCATGGGATGCCCCGCTGGTCCCGGTCGGTCCCGATCAGGTCCAGCTGGGCCCCAAGGGGCAGCGCCCCAACCCGCCGCCACCCGACACCACCGACCCCGGCTTCTGACATGAACCCCCACCGCATCCCCGGCTTCCTTCTCGACTTTCTCGTCTGGCTCGCGCTGCGCGTGCTCGGGATGGTCGCCATCGTGGGCCTCGCGCTGTACGCGCTGGTCCTGATCCTCACCCTCCCGCTGGCGTCCGGCGCGCTGCTGGCCGTCCTGCTGGTGCTGGCCCTGATCGTCTTCGCCATCCGAGAACCCGAGTAACATGACCGACCTCGACACCATCAACGCTCTCCGCCGGCTGATCCAGTGCGACCTCGAACTGGAAGCCCGGAGCGGTGCTGTCGCCCGCGAGCGGGCCTTCAACCTCCGCAACGCGGAACACCAGTCCAACACCCACGCCGGCAAGCGCCTTGTCGCCGGCACCCTCCGGCAGGGCGCGCTCGCCATCGCCACCGCCCGGGACGAGGCCCTGCAGGGGCACCCGCAGCGGCGAGCGCAGGCCGTCGAGGTCATCCGCGAGATGGACGCAGACGTGCTCGCCCTGCTGACCGCCAAGGCGCTGGTCGACGGGGCCACCCGGGTACGCCCGCTGACCGCCGTGGCCGTGGCCCTCGGCGAGATGATCGAGTCCGAGGAGCGCATGGCCCGCTTCCATGCGGTCAACCCGCACGCCTTCGACTGGACCCTGCAGCGCGCCACCCGGGACAGCGCGGGCGGCCGTGCTGCCCAGCTCGGGATCGTCTGGCGCCTGATGCGCCTGAAGGGCGTGCCGTACACCCCGTGGGGCGCCCGCAAGCGCCTGTTCGTGGGGCTGTGGCTGATCGACCAGTTCAACCGGGCGACCGGTCTGTTCGAGACCATCAGCGGCGCGGTCGAGGGCGGCGGCAAGGTCGCCCACTTCCTGCAGCCGAAGCCCGAGACCGAGGAGTGGCTGCGCGAGGCCGCGGCCCGGGCCGAGATGCACGTCGCCGACTACTGGCCCATGGTCTGCGAGCCGCAGCCGTGGACCCGCCCATGGGGCGGCGGCTACCTGACCAAGGTCATCCCCACCCTGCCGCTGGTCAAGTCCCGTGGCGGCCCGGACGGTCGCGCCCACTTCGACGCCCTCAAGGCGGCCGACCTGACCGGCGTGATCGAGGCGGTCAACCTCGCCCAGTCCACCGCGTGGCGCATCAACCCGGACGTGCTGGCCCTGCTGGAGAAGCTGGCCGCCCGGGACGCGCTCGACAACCTCGGCTACGACAGCGAGCAGCCGATCCCGGAGCGCCCGCCGGAGGCTGACGAGGACGACTCCGCCCGCAAGTCGTGGCGCAAGGTCGCCTCCGCAGCCCACGTCGCCAACCGCAAGCGCCGCGCTCGCCGGCTGGAGTTCGACCGGATGCTTTCGCAGGCCCGCCGCTTCGGCGCCTTCGACGCCATCTGGTTCCCCCAGCAGCTCGACTTCCGGGGCCGGATGTACTCGGTCCCGGCCGGCGTCAACCCGCAGGGCAACGACCTGCAGAAGTCCCTGCTGCGCTTCAGCATCGGCACGCCGATCAACGACGAGGCCGCGCTGGAGTGGCTGGCGATCCATGGCGCGAACAGCTACGGAGTCGACAAGGTGCCGTTCGTCGACCGCTGGAACTGGGTGGTCGACAACCTCGACGCCATCCGCGCCACGGCCGAGGACCCGGAGGGCCCCGCCTACGACTTCTGGATCAAGGCGGACAGCCCGCTGTGCTTCTTCGCGTGGGCCTGCGACTTCATCCGGGTGATCGACGGCGGCTGGGGCACGGTGTCCTACGTCCCGGTCGCCATGGACGGCAGCTGCAACGGCATCCAGCACTACAGCGCCGCGCTGCGCGACCCGGTCGGCGGCAAGCAGGTCAACCTGATCCCGTCCGACCGGCCGGCTGACATCTACGCCGAGGTCGCCCGCCGCACCATCGCTGCCATCACGCCCCTCAAGGACGTGTCGGGCAACGACGGGGCGCTGGCCCGGGCGTGGCTGCGCTTCGGCATCGACCGCAAGATCACCAAGCGGTCGGTCATGACGCTGCCCTACGGCTGCACCAACTTCTCGGTGCGCGAGTTCAGCGACGACGCCATCCGCGAGAAGCTCGCGGGCGGTGCCGTCAACGAGTTCGAGGGCGTGGTCGAGGGGACCATGCGGCCGGACGGCATCTTCGACGCCTCGAAGTGGCTCGCCTCGCACGTCTGGCGCTGCATCGGTGACACGGTCGTGGCGGCCCGCGGCGGCATGGACTACCTCCAGACCCTCGCCGGCCAGCTGGCGAAGCACGGCGGCGTGGTCGAGTGGGAGACCCCGGACGGCTTCCCTGTCCGGCAGGCCTACCGCAAGATCATCAGCCGGCAGGTCGAGACCAAGTTCCACGGCAAGGTCATCAAGCCGCGGCTCGACGAGGAGACCGAGGAGCTGGACCGCCACCGCCAGCGCAACGGCGTGGCGCCCAACTGGGTCCACTCCATGGACGGCACGGCCCTGCGCCTGTTCGTCCGCACCGCCGCGGCGGCTGGGCTCGACCAGTTCGCGCTGATCCACGACTCCTTCGGGGTCCCCGCGGGGAACGCAGCGGTCGCAGCATGGGCCCTGCGGGACAGCTTCGCGCGCCTGTACGAGGAGGCCGACCCGGTCGCCACGTACACCGACTCGGTGCGCGCTGCGCTCCCGCCGGAGGCGCTGGAAGACCTCCCGATGCCCCCGCCGCGGGGCACGCTGGACCTCGGCAAGGTGCGGGACAGCCTGTACGCCTTCGCCTGACCGAGAATTGGACCCACTCGTTCACCCGGCTGGGGGAATGAGGGACCACCATAGTACCTTATGGGGTCCTTGTTAGACTCTATTGGCTCCACCATTGGAGTACCTGACACAGGACCCCTCCACTCCACTCCACCATGGGTGACCCATGAAGACCCTTCTGTTCCTCCTGATGTTCGATGCGGTCCCGCCTGAGGTCTCCCGGGTGGAGGCCTACAGCTACACCGTCCCCGGCTACATCCCCGATGGCGCCCCACCGATGACCGGCTCCACCTTCTGTGACCAGTGGGCCCAGAAGACCCTCCACATCCTGCGCGTGCAGGGGGCCATCCCCTTCGACGCCCGCGTGACCCACTACGAGTGCCGCAATGCGACCTGACGACTACGATGCACCCGACCTGACCGACACCGACGCACCTCAGCGCGCCGCGCTCGATGCTTTCCACCAGCTGGAGCTGGAGCTGTTCGGCGTCAACGAACTGGACCCCCTCGATCACCCCACCGGATACGGCTACTGAGCCGGTCCACCACCCAAGGAGAACGCAGCATGGCAACTGGCGAACTGAAGGCCGTCAAGGTCACCACCCCGAAGGGCATCGCGTCGTGGCCCCGTCTGGCTGAACCGGACACCAAGTTCAAGGCGGAAGGCGAGTACAGCGTGAAGCTGCGCCTGCGTGGCGCGGACGCCGCGGCCCTCGTGGCCAAGATCGACGCCTACCACGACGAGGCGAGCGAGCACTTCGCCGACGACCTCAAGGAGGCGAAGCTCAAGGAGAAGAACCCGAAGAAGCGCGAGGCCATCCCGGAGCGCGCCGACCCTCCGTACAAGGAGCTGTACGAGAACGACCAGCCGACCGGCGAGTGGGAGTTCAACTTCAAGATGAAGGCGAGCGGCGTGTCCAAGAAGACGGGCAAGCCGTGGACCCGCAAGCCGGCGGTCTTCGACTCCCGCACCCGCCCGCTGCTCGGCGAGGCGCTGGCCAAGGTCGGCGGCGGCTCGGTCATCAAGGTGTCGGGCGAGCTGCGCCCGTTCTACACCGCGGCGCTGGGCGTCGGCGTGTCGCTGGCGCTGGAAGCGGTGCAGGTGCTGGAGGTCAAGTCGTTCGGTGACCGCTCGGCCGGGGCCTTCGGCTTCGGCGACGAGGGCGGCGAGGACGAGGGCAGCGAGCACGGCTTCACCGACGAGGGCTCGACCGGCGCCCCGGACGCGGCGGCGGAAGACTTCTGATGGCCCTGTCCCAGCAGGAAGTCGGGCTGAAGCACGGCTTCCGGTCTGGTCTGGAGGAGAAGATCGCCGCGGTCCTTCGGGGCCGCGGTGTCCCCTTCGAGTTCGAGGCCCACAAGCTGGCCTACCAGCAGCCGTCGAAGCCCCGGACGTACACCCCGGACTTCTGGCTGCCCCACGCCCAGCACGTCGGCAAGGCCCCGGCCCCGGGTCTCGGCATCTTCGTCGAGACCAAGGGTCGGTGGCTGACCGAGGATCGGCAGAAGCAGAAGCTGGTGCATGAGCAGCACCCGGACTTCGACATCCGGCTGCTGTTCAGCAACGCCCAGACCCGCATCTCCAAGCAGTCCACCACCACCTACGCCCTCTACTGCGAGCGCAACGGCTGGAAGTACGCCCACAAGGAACTTCCGCTGTCGTGGCTCCGCGAGCTGGGCTACGCTGTCTGAACAGGAGGGGGCCCCGCCCGGGGCTCCCCCTTTTGCCCTTTCGGGCGATCCTTCTGAGGATACATCAATGAGCAAGATCAACCGCCAGCACCTGTCCCGCCTCGTCGAAGCCAAGGTCCTGTCCCCGCAGACCCACGCCATCGCCACCCACCTGCTGGAGACCGGCAACATCTCGGGCATCGAGGCCTCGGCCATGTTCAAGTGCCGCTACCTGCCGCGTCGCATCCTCGACCTGCGCGAGGCCGGCGTCGACATCTCGTCGGTCCGCAAGATCGACACCACCGGCCAGCGGTACGTCCGCTACGTCCTGAACTGAGGTCCCCATGCGCCTGATTCTCAAGAAGCCGCTGCTGAACCGGATCGAGGCCGCCATCCGCGCCGCCAAGCGGGACGAGGAGGAAGTCGAGGCCATCGAGCTGACCCTGCCGGAAGCCGAGCAGGTTCGCCGGGAGCTGGGCTACCACCGAGTGACCACGGCCGGCGAGCACACCACGCTGTTCGGCTACCCGGTGCGGGTGGTCAGCACCAAGGCCTGCACCTGCAGCGCCACCGGCCCCTGCTTCAACTGCCGCTGAGGTCCCATGGAACAGACCGAATCCTTCCTGCTGCGCAAGGAGCCGTGCCCGAAGTGCGGCTCCCGTGACAACCTCGGGGTCTATTCGGACGGCCACAAGTTCTGCTTCGGGCAGGGCTGCGGCCACTACGAGAAGGGCGACGGCGAGACCCCCTCGTCTGCCCATCACACCCCCCGGAAACCCATGTCCATCCCCACCATCACTGGCGAGGTCAAGGCGCTGCCCAAGCGCGGCCTCACCGCAGCCACCTGCGAGAAGTGGCGATACGAAGTCGGCAACGACGATGGCACCCCGGTGCAGATCGCCAACTACCGCGAGCCCCTGACGGGCGCCTTGGTGGCCCAGAAGCTGCGCACGGCGTCCAAGGACTTCCGCTGGACGGGCAACCCTAAGGAAGCCCCGCTGTTCGGTCAGCACCTGTGGCGCGACAAGGGCCGCATGGTGGTCATCACCGAGGGCGAGATTGACGCCATGTCGGTGTCCCAGCTGCAGGACCATAAGTGGCCGGTGGTCTCGGTCCGCAACGGGGCCGGCGGCGCCAAGAAGGACATCGCCGGCCAGCTCGAATGGCTGCTCGGCTTCGAGACCGTCATCCTGATGTTCGACGATGACGACCCGGGCCGCGCCGCCACGCTGGAGTGCGCCCAGCTGTTCCCCCCGGGGAAGTGCAAGATCGCCCGCATCGAGGGCTTCAAGGACGCCAACGCGGCCCTGTGCGATGGCAAGGGCGCCGCTGTCGTGGACGCCATCTGGTCCGCCCGCGAGTACCGCCCGGACAACATCGTGACGCTGGACGAGGTCGCGGCCAGTGCCGGCAAGACGCCACCGCGGGGCCGCCCATGGTTCCTGCCTGAGCTGGACGAGTTCACCCTCGGCCTCCGCTTCGGCGAGCTGGTCCTGATCGGCGGCGGCAGCGGCACCGGCAAGACCCACTTCGCCCTGCATCAGGCCGAGCTGGACAACCGGAACGGCCACGCCGTGGGCCTGCACCTGATGGAGTGCGACCCCGAGTCATCGGTCCGCACGCTGGCAGGCATCCGCGCCGGCCGCAACTACACCGAGGTGACCGAGTCGACCGACGAGCGCCAGCTCGCCGCCGACATCGCGGCCTTCCAAGGCCCCGGCGCACCCCCGGTGTACCTGCTGGACTCGCAGGGCTCGAACGACTGGGAGTCCATCCGGGACCGCATCCGCCACCTGACGCACGCCAACGGGGTCCGCATCCACTACGTGGACAACCTGACCACCATGGCCGCCGCGTCGGACAAGGACGAGAAGGAGGCGGTCGAGCAGATCGTCAGCGAGGCGGCCAACCTCGTCACCGAGCTGGGCATCAACATCATCATGGTGTCCCACCTGTCGACCCCCGAGGGCACGCCCCACGAGGAAGGCGGGCGCGTCATGCTGCGCCACTTCCGCGGCTCGCGTGCCGTGGGCTACTGGTCGTGGATCGTCATCGGGCTGGAGCGCAACTCCCAAGCCAAGGATGACGTGACCCGACTGGCCACCTGCGCCCGCGTCCTGAAGTGCCGCCCGCGTGGCTCGTCCACCGGCAAGACGACGTGGATGTCCTACACCCCGGAAAGCGCGACCCTCAAGGCGTGCCCACCACCACCCGCCCCCGAGAAGCAGGCCAAGAACCACGGCTTCCGGGACGAAGGAGACTTCTGACATGACCGAGATGCACATACTGCTGGACGACAAGTACCGCCCGGACCCGAAGGTCGTGGCCATCCTCGACAAGCTGTTCGGCTGCCTGCCGTCCGTTGACGCCCAGCTCCCGGTCATCGCCGGGGGCTACGTCCGGGACATGATGGCCGGCGTCAAGCCGAAGGACATCGACATCTGGTTCCCGGGCTGGACCTCGAACGAGGTCACCGACGCGATCTTCTTCGGGCTCCCGGGGGTCACCTCGGTGGACTGGCGGGTCGCCGAGGGCGATGTCTACGGGGGCAACCTCCGCGTCCTCGCCATCGGCGACGTGATCGTCCCGGGCCTCGAAGCGCCGCTGAACCTCATCATCCCGCGGGAGCTGAACCACGTCGACATGGTCAAGGAGTTCGACCTGTACACCTCGCAGGCCTACATCCTGCCGGACGGCCGGGTCTACGCCAGCCGCGAGGCGCTGCGGGACCACGCCGACAAGGTCTTCCGCTGCACCCCCCGGGTCGACCAGCGCACCTGCCGCCGGGTCCGCGACTCGCTCCTGCCCCGGTACCCGGGGTGGACCTTCGAGGACCCCTTCATCATCCCGCTGGAGTAGACATGACCGACACCGTCCTCGCTGACATCGAAACGGACGGGTTCCTCGACGCGGTCACGACGACACACGTCATCGTGCTCCGCGCCGTGGAGATGGGCACCACCTACGTGGCGACCGATCACCCGTACACCCCGCCGGGGACCACCCGGCTCACCATCGCTGGCGCTCTTGAGCGTATGGCGCAAGCCGACCGAGTCGTCATGCACAACGGTCTGGCGTATGACCTCCGGGTCCTGAAGAAGCTCTACGGCTTCGACCTCCCCCTCGACCGCGTGATCGACACGCTGATCGAGGCCAAGCTGCGCTGGCCCCGCGACCGCCTGATGGCCATCGACTGGGCCAAGGGCAAGGCGCTGGGGATGCCGTCCAAGCTGTACGGCAACCACTCGCTGGAAGCCTTCGGCTGGCGCATGGGCAAGATGAAGGGCGACTACACCGACTGGTGCAAGGCCAACGGCATCGACGACCCATGGGCGAAGTGCCGCCCCGAGATGATCGACTACTGCGTGCAGGACATCGAGGTGACCGGCGAGCTGTTCAGCCGCATCCTCAAGACCCCGTACTCCGAGGCGGCCAGCCGCGTCGAGCACGTTGTGCAGGAGCTGATGCTGCGGGTCACCGACGCGGGCTTCCCGTTCGACGAGCGCAGCGCGGCCAAGCTGTACTGCCAGATCGTCGAGGAGCGCGACCGGCTGCACCGCGAGCTGCGCACCCTGTTCCCGCCGTGGTACCAGCCGGAGTCCTCGGCGCAGACCGAGACCCTCGCGGACGGCACCAAGCGGAAGATCAAGGTTCCCTCCCGGGTCACCGTGAAGCGCACCCGGCACGAGGGCGCGGTCGTCGTCAAGGAGAAGCAGATCGTCAACGGCAAGGCCAAGACGGTGTCGGTCAAGACCGGCGGCGTGCTGTACCCGGAGGGCGCGACCTACACCAAGGTGGCGCTGACCGAGTTCAACCCGTCCAGCCGCTTCCATATCGCCGACCGCTTCCGGGCCAAGTACGGCTGGGCGCCCACCGAGTTCACCGATGACGGCTCGCCGGCCATCGACGACACGGTGCTGGCGTTCCTGCCGTTCCCCGAGGCCAAGCCGCTCGCCCGCTTCATGCTCCTGCAGAAGCGCGCCGGCCAGCTGTCCGAGGGCAACGAGGGCTGGCTCAAGGTCGTGGGCGCAGATGGTGCGGTCCATGGCGGGTACAACACGCTCGGCGCGGTGACGCGACGGGCCACCCACTCCCGCCCGAACATCGCGCAGGTCCCCAAGGTCGGCTCCTACTTCGGCGCCGAGTGCCGCGCCCTGTTCCATGCGGGCCATGGCTTCTGCCTGATCGGTGCCGACCTGTCCGGCATCGAGCTGCGGATGCTCGCCCACTACATGGCACGCTGGGACGGTGGCGCCTACGCCCGGGCCGTGGTCGAGGGCAAGTCCGAGGACGAGACCGATGTCCACTCCCTGAACTGCAAGGCGCTGGGCTTCGAGCCCAAGAAGGTCTACACGGTCAACGGCCGCGCAGTCAAGGGCCGCGACATCGCCAAGACCTTCATCTACGCCTTCCTCTACGGGGCCGGCGCGGAGAAGCTGGCCGTCATCCTCGGGGTCGACGCTGACCAAGCCAAGACGATCAAGGCGCGCTTCCTGAAGTCCCTGCCTGCCCTCGGCGCCCTCATCAAGGCCGTCAAGGAGAAGGCCGGGGCCACGCAGTCCCTGACCGGGCTCGATGGGGGCAAGCTCTACGTCCGCTCGGCGCACTCCGCCCTGAACACCCTGCTGCAGTCGGCCGGCGCCATCGTGGCGAAGGTCTGGATCGACGAGGCCATCAAGGCCTACGACGCCCGCGGCTGGGTCTGGGGCAAGGACTACGTCATCCGCGCTTGGATTCACGACGAGCTGCAGATCAGCGTGACCCGGGAAGTCCGGGACGCCCTCGGCGACGCCACCGTGGAAGCCATCGCGGCTGCCGGCGTGCGCCTCAACCTCAACTGCCCGATCACCGGGGAATGGAAACATGGACTCAACTGGGCAGACACCCACTGACGAGCGGCCCGGGCTCGACATCCCAGCGGTGCTTCGGCGCTGCTGGGAGCGCCCCTTTCACACCCGCGCCGACTTCGCCCGGGCCCACGCGGACAGCGTAGCAGCTGCCGCGTCGCTCGGCTACCTCACCACCCAGACTGGGCCCGCCTCGTTCGACCGCCTCTGGCGGCTGACGCCGAGCGGGCTGGCCCACCTCTGGCTCCTCGAAGGACTTGAACAGTGACCGAGAAGACCAAGAAGGCCGCCCGCGCTGCGGCCATCACCGTCGTGCTGAACCTCAGCGGCGACAAGGCCATCGACATCATGACCTACCGCTACCGGCAGCCGCCGGAGGCCTTCTACAGGGCCTACCAAGACGCCCTGTGCGAAGCCATCAACGGCGCCGAACCGGGCACCACCCAGCTGACCCTGACCTACCCCACCCCACGCATCGAGGCCTCCAAGTGACCAACCCGACCCTGAAGCAGCGCCTCGGCGCCCTCCACCCGTGCTTCGGCATCGACGCCCTGCGCGTCGTCGCCATGGCCCACCCGGTCCGCGCCCTCCGCTACGCTGCCCTGATCCCGGTGCTCCCGTTCCTGCTGGTCCAGCTGGTCCTGTCGATCTTCGCGGTCGGCATCCCGGACACCTTCGGCGGGCTGGCTGACGAGCTGGAGGAGCTGCACGACGGCTACTGGGTCCAGTACCGGGAGCGCATCGTGGCCACCTTCGAGAAGCAGTACGGGATCAAGCGGTGAGCGCCCCGACCACGCTGCTGGTCGACGGTGACATCCTCGCCTACCGCGCCGCTGCCTCGACCGAGAAGTCGATCAACTGGGGCGAGGGCATCTGGACCGTCCATGGCTACGAGGAGGACGCCGTCCGGGTGCTGGAGGAGCAGATCGCCTCGCTCGCCGAGCAGTTCCCGGGGGCGGAGATGGTCTTCTGCCTGACGGACGGCCGGAACTTCCGCACCGACGTGTACCCCCTGTACAAGTCGAACCGCAAGGAGACCCGGAAGCCGCTGACGCTGCCCTTCCTGCGCGAGCACCTGCTCGACAAGTACCGCACCTACCTGCGCCCGACGCTGGAGGGCGACGACTGCATCGGCATCCTCGCCACCTCGCCGACGATCATCCCGGGCCCGAAGATCATCGCGTCCATCGACAAGGACTTCAAGACGATCCCGTGCCGGTACTGGGACTTCCACAAGAAGCAGATGCACGAGACCACGGAAGCCGACGCGGACCGGTACCACCTGTACCAGACGCTGATCGGTGACGCCACGGACGGCTACCCGGGCTGCCCGGGCATCGGCCCGAAGACCGCCGAGCGCCTGCTGGAGGCCAAGGGGGCAACGTGGGACACCGTCCTCAACGCCTACGTCAAGGCCGGTCTGACCGAGGAGGACGCACTGGTGCAGGCCCGCTGCGCGCGCATCCTCCGCGCCACGGACTTCGACTTCAAGGCCAAGAAGCCGATCCTCTGGTCCCCGGCGAAGTGAAGCAACAGGGGGTCCCCTCGTCGGGACCCCCTCATTCACCCCATTCAACCCACCACGCCATGTCCACCATCATCGCGCTGTACGCCTCCCGCCCGCAGGTAGGCAAGACCACCATCGCCCGCTTCCTCCGGGACCGCCATGGGTTCACCATCGTGTCCTTCGCGGACGCGCTGCGGTCCATCTGCACCCGCTCGCTGATCGAGGCCGGCTGCCCGAGCGGCAAGGCCGCCCTGATCCTGTCGGTCGAGAAGGACGTTCCCCAGAAGGCCCTTGGGGGCAAGACGGGACGCGACGTGCTGATCGCGGTCGGACAGGCCTACCGCAGCATCAACCCGGACTGGTGGGTCGAGTGCGCTATGAACCACGTCCGTGGGCTGGACCTCGACGGCCGGGACGTGGTCATCGACGACCTGCGCTTCCCCAACGAGTTCGACACCCTGCGTTCCCACCGGGCCCATCTGGTCCACGTTGTGGGCGACCGGGGTCTCGATGGGATCGGCGGCGAGGGTCAGCTGGACGACCGCGACTTCGACTACGCCATCTCGAACACCCGCCGCACCAGCCTCGAAGACCTCGCCGAGAAGGTCTCGCTGGTCCTCACGGACGCCCAGTCTCGTGCCCCTCGTTCACCCCGGAGCATCTGATGCAATACTACCCGGACCCGCCGGTCGAGAAGGCTGTCCTCGACCATCTGTCTCGCACCTTCCCTGACACCATCCCGACGCGCCTCCTCGCCCCCGAGGACTACGCCCGTCTGGTCGGTCAGCAGGAGGTCATCCGTCACCTGCGCGGCATCTACGACCGGACCACCCGGGGCGTCGAGCCCGCACCCCACGAGGAACACCCCGATGGCTAAGAAGCCGAAAGTCAAGACCCCGGCCGCCGCGCCGCCGCCGCCGGACCCGACCATGGCCGCCGGCCCGCGGTTCGCGCTCGCCAACAGCGTGAACGCTGACCGCGGTTCCATGTACTCGGGCGTCCGCGCCCTGATGATCCGCCGGAGCAACAAGGCATGAAGACCCCCGCGTCGCGTTACACCGAGCTGATGAGCGAGCGCGACCCGTACCTGCGGCGCGGGCGCGACTGCTCCAAGCTGACCATCCCGGCGCTGCTGCCCGAGGAGGGCACCACGTCGAGCACCCGCTTCTACTCCCCGCACCAGTCCCTCGGCGCCCGGGGCGTCAACAACCTCGCCTCCAAGATGCTGCTGGCCCTGCTGCCGCAGCAGTCCTCGTTCTTCCGCCTGCAGATCGACGAGCAGGCGCTGGAGGAGCTGGCCGGTTCCGAGGGCCAGCGGGCCGAGATGGAGGAGGCGCTGGGCCGCATCGAGCGCATCGCCCTTGCGTCCATGGACGCCTCGCCGATCCGCACGGTGGGCTTCGAGGCCTTCAAGCACCTCATCGTGGCCGGCAACTGCCTGCTGGTGCTGGAGGACCCGGCCAACCCGCGGTCCTACCGCATGGACAAGTACGTGGTCCGCCGCGCCCCCGAGGGGACCCCGCTGGAAATCATCGTGCGCGAGCCGGTGGACCCGGCGGCCCTCGACCCGGAAATCCGGGCCCTGATGGAGACCGTCCCGGGCATGGTGGACACCGCCGTGCAGCCGAAGCCGCTGGGCAACAAGAACAGCCAGACGACCTTCCTGTACACCCGCGTGGTCCTCGACAAGCCGTCGAACAGCTACCGCCGGGACCAGTGGATCAACGACGTTCTGATCCCGGGGTCCGACGCGACCTACCCGGCCGAGAAGGTCCCGTTCCTGCCGCTGCGGTTCATCCGCGTCGACGGCGAGGACTACGGCCGCAGCTACGTCGAGGAGTACTACGGAGACCTGCGGTCCCTCGAAGGGCTGGAGAAGGCGATCCTGCGCGGCTCTGCGGCCTCGGCCAAGGTGCTGTACCTCGTCAACCCGGGCGGCACGACCCGCCTGAAGGACATCGTCGAGTCGGAGTCGGGTGACGTGCGGGCCGGAAACGCGGCCGACATCACCGTGGTCCAGACCCAGAAGTCGACCGACCTGTCCGTGGCGAAGGCCCAGTCCGAGACCCTGTCGAACCGCCTCGCGTTCGCGTTCCTGCTGAACAGCGCCATCCAGCGCAACGGCGAGCGCGTGACGGCCGAGGAGATTCGCTTCATGGCCCGCGAGCTGGAGGACGCCCTCGGCGGAATCTACTCGCTGCTGGCTCAGGAGTTCCAGCGCCCGCTGATCGCGCTCGTCATGGACACCCTGACCCGGGCCAAGCGCATCCCGCGCCTGCCGAAGGGCTCGGTGCGCCCGGTCATCGTCACCGGCCTCGAAGCACTGGGCCGCGGACAGGACCTCGCCCGCCTCGACGAGTTCATCAACGGCATCCCGGCCACCATCGCCCCGCAGGCGATGCAGTTCCTCAACGTCGGCGACTACCTCACCCGCCGCGCCACCGCCCTCGGGCTGGAGCGCAAGGGTCTGGTCAAGACGCAGGACGAGGTGCAGCAGGAGATGGCCGCGGCGCAGGAGGCCCAGATGGGCGCCTCGCTGGTCGACAAGGTCGCTGGACCGCTGGTCGAAGCTGGCCTGCAGGGCGCCCCCGAAGGCGCCGCGCCGGCCCCGCAGTAGACCCCCTCGTACACCCGACAGGACCCACCCGGCACAGGTGGGCACCCTGTCGGGGCCACCACCACAATGAGAATTCCCCATGGTTGACGTAGTCAATATCCCACCGCCCGCCACTGGCGACCAGTCGAAGGGCCCGAACGACGACGCGCTCGCCGCGAAGGTCGACGCCAAGAACGGCACCCCGGAGCGCCCGGAGTGGCTGCCCGAGAAGTTCCAGTCCCCGGCGGACCTCGCCAAGGCCTACGCGGAGCTGGAAGCCAAGCTCGGCAAGGCCCCGACCGAGAAGGCCGAGGAGCCCCCGAAGGAGACCCCGAAGGAGACCCAGCCGGTCACCGAGGACGCCGCCAAGAGCGCCGTCGAGGCCGCTGGTCTGGACTTCAACGAGCTGGGCAACCAGATCGCCACCGATGGCACCATCTCGGGCGAGGCCCGCAAGGCGCTGGAAGCCAAGGGCATCCCGGGCGAGGTCATCGACTCCTACGTCGACGGCATCAAGGCCCAGACCCAGCTCCAGCTGCGCGAGGCCTACGACCACGTCGGCGGCGAGCAGTCCTTCCGCGCCATCGCGGACTGGGCGGCTGAAGGTGCCAGCGAGGCGCAGGTCGAGACCTACAACGCCCTGCTGGAGTCCGGCAAGTACACCGCGGCGCTCGACTACCTCAAGTCGGCGTACACCGCGGCGAACGGCAAGGCCCCCAGCGTCACCGTCACCGGCCGCGGCAACGCCCCGGCGCCCGATGGCGACTCCTACGAGTCCCGCCAGCAGGTGACGGCCGACATGAAGAACCCGCTCTACACCAGCGACCCGGCGTTCCGGGCTCGCGTTCAGGCCAAGCTGGCCCGGAGCAACGTGTTCTGAGATGCAAGGTGGGCGCGTGGTGGCGACCCACCGACCCGGCAGCTGCAACTGCCCGTACTGGCCCCCCGCAACGTGGCCCGTGACCCGGCCGTAACCCGGGAACAACCGCTGACCCTCGTGAATGTCCGCCTCGCCCTCGTAAGGGGCCCTTTAGCGACCGCTCCTCAGCGGCGTTAGGTGACACCAGTCGACCGACCACCCAGTAGAACGCGGCCCGCCGAGGCGGACAACCAAGAACGAACCGTGAGAAGGGGACCCCGGAACACCACTTCCCATCCTCAATCCTCAAGGAAATCAACACCATGGCAAATGCAACCGTTGCCGGTATTGGCCAGATCAACAGCGCGGCTGACCGTGACGCGCTGTGGCTCAAGGTCTTCGCTGGCGAAGTTCTGACCGCGTTCGAGCAGAACAACATCTTCCTGCCGCTCACGATGAGCCGCACGATCAGCTCGGGCAAGTCGGCCCAGTTCCCGGTGACCGGCCGCATCGCTGCCGCCGAGTACCACACCCCGGGCAACGAAATCACCGGCCAGCTGCTCAACCACGCCGAGCGCGTCATCACCATCGACGACCTGCTCATCTCGCACGCCTTCATCTCGAACATCGAGGAAGCCAAGAACCACTACGAAGTCCGTTCGATTTACTCGACGGAAATCGGTCGTCGTCTGGCCAACACGATGGACATCAACATCGCCCGCACGCTGGTGCTCGCGTCCCGCACCGCTCACGCCGTCACCGGCCTGACCTCGGGCGGCGCCATCACCAACGCCGCGCTGGCGACGGACGGCGAAGTGCTGGCGGCCTCGATCTTCGCGGCTGCGCAGAAGTTCGACGAGCTGGAAGTGCCGAGCGACGAGCGTTACTGCGCCCTGCGTCCGGCCCAGTACAACCTGCTCGCCCAGACCACCAAGGTCCTGAACAAGGACTGGGGCGGCTCGGGTGCGTACAGCGACGGCAAGGTGTACAAGGTCGCCGACGTGACCATCGTCAAGTCGAACTACGTGCCGAGCACCAACGTCGTGACCGGCCCGACCAAGTATCAGGGCGACTTCAGCACCACGGTCGGCATCTGCTTCCGCAAGGACGCGGCCGGTACCGTGAAGCTGATGGACCTGAGCATGGAGTCGGAGTACGACATCCGTCGTCAGGGCACCCTGATGGTCGGTAAGTACGCGGTGGGCCACGGCATCCTGCGTACCGAGTCGGCCATCGAGCTGAAGACCGCGTAATACCCGCTGCGCTCAACAGGCAACCCCCGCGATAAGAGGGGAAACCTCGCAGCCCCTTAGCCCCGTCGAGTACCCTAACCGGACTCGGCGGGGCTTTTTTTCGTCACCCATCAACCCACAGGAGACACCCCATGTCCACCTCCCTCGCCATCGACGAAGTCCGCGTCGGCACCGAGTCGATCTTCCGCCTCGCCGATGGCTCGGTCGAGTTCAAGTCCGCCGACCCGGGCGACCTCACGAAGCGCCTGCGCGCCGACGAGACCCTGAACGACCTGTTCCGGGTCCTCAAGGGCCAGTTCGGCGTCGCCAGCATCTCCGCGGTCATCGCCGACGACACCCTGACGGTCGCCCAGTCGTCCCAGATCACCGTCACGGCCACCTACACGGGCGGCGCGACCCGCAACGTCACCTCGCTCTGCACCTTCGCCACCGACAACGCCGCCCGGGCCACCGTGTCCGGCACCGGTCTGGTCACGGGCGTGGGCGCGGGCGCGGTCAACATCACCGCCACCTACCTCGGCCGCCTGACCTCGGTCGAGGGCGTGACCGTCAGCTAACCCATAGGAGCACCCCATGGCCTACGATACCCCGAGCACTGAACTGGAGGCGGTCAACGCCATCCTGTTCACCATCGGCGAACCCCCGGTCACCGACATCGACGGCCCGGACCCGCTGCCGCAGGACGTTGCACAGGCCGTGCGGGTGCTCCGGCACGTCAACCGCGAAGTGCAGGCCCTCGGCTGGACCTTCAACACCGAGAACCGGTACCCGCTCGCCCGGGACATCAACGGGTTCCTGAACGTCCCCGCGGGGACCCTGCACGCTGACCCGGATGGCGACTTCCGGGGCCGCGACGGGGTCCTCCGGGGCACCCGGCTGTACGACCGGGTCAACCACACCTTCGTCTGGGACAAGGACATCACGGCCACCGTGAAGCTCCTGCTGCCGTTCGAGCAGCTGCCGCAGGCCGCCCGGGACTACATCACCATCCGGGCCGGACGGCGGTTCCAAGCTGGCGCGCTGGGCTCGCAGATTCTCAACGCCTTCACCGAGACCGACGAGCTGCAGGCGCTGGCCGTCATCCAGCATGAGGAGGCCGAGGCCTACGACGGCAACGTGCTTGCCGGCGACGTGGACTCGTTCCTCGCCTTCATCTACCGCGGTGGCGGCGCCCCGCCCATCTGAGGACACACCATGCTGATCCGCGACAACATCCCCTCCCTCATCTCGGGAGTCTCCCAGCAGCCGCCCGTGCTGCGCCTGCCTTCGCAGCTGGAGGAGCAGATCAACGGGCACTCGTCGGAGGTCGACGGGCTCCGCAAGCGGCCCCCGCTGGAGTTCACCGGGCGCATCGCGGACCAGTACACCGAGACCCCGTTCATCCACACGTTCACCGACTCCCGGGGCGCGGCCTATCTGGCCGTCTTCGACTCGACGAGCGTGCGGGTGTACGACCTCGACGGCGTCGAGCAGACGGTCAACGTCGTCGACGCCGGGTACCTCAGCGCCGAGGACACGCCCATGGAGCCCCGGGACAAGTTCCGGGCCATCACGCTGGCGGACACCACGTTCCTCCTGAACAAGGGCGTGGTCTCGAACCTCGCGGCCAACCTGACCCCTGTGCGGGACCCGGAGGCCATCGTGGTGTTCCAGCAGGGCGCCTACGGCAAGCGGTACACCATCGAGGTGCAGCGCAACGGCGCCACCACGGTCCACACCGGGACCTACCTCGTGCCCAACGGCGACACCCCGTCGCACGCCCAGATGGTCGGCACCGAGTACATCGCCGAGCAGGTCTTCAACGACTTCGACCTGAACGACCTCGCGGCGGACGGCTTCGACATCGTGCTGGAGGGGTCGGTCATCTACTTCAAGAACGTGACCGACGACTTCGCCATCCGGGTGTTCGACGACTTCAACAACAACGGCGCCGTGGCGTTCAAGGGCCGCATCCAGCGGTTCAGCGCGCTGCCCGCGGTGGCCCCTGAGGGCTTCCAGCTGGAGGTCATCGGCGACTCCGCGACGGGCGTCGACAACTACTACGTCCGGTTCGAGAAGATTCAGGAGGACGACCTGATCGGCATCTGGCGCGAGACCGCCGGCCCCGGGGTGAAGGACACCATCGACGCCTCGACCATGCCCTTCTCGCTGGAGGCGCTGGACGACGGCACCTTCGAGTTCGGGCCGGTCGAGTGGACGACCCGCAAGGCGGGCACCGAGGTCACCCTGCCGCCCCCGTCGTTCCTCGGGCGCAAGCTCAACGACGTGTTCGTGTTCCGCAACCGGCTGGGCTTCGTCGCCCGGGACTCCATCGTCCTGTCCTCGTCGAACGACCTGTTCAACTTCTTCGGGCTGACGGTGACCGGCGTGCTCGACACGGCGCCCATCGACGTGTCGGCGGCCGACTCGGCGTCCGACATCCACGCGGCGACGCCCTTTCAGGACTCGCTGATCCTGTGGGGCACCCGGAAGCAGATCGCGCTGCTGTCGGACGCGGTCCTCACGCCGCGCTCGGTGTCCCTGCGCCCGCTCACCCAGTACGCCTGCTCTCCGCTGGTGCGCCCGGTGGTCCTCGGGCAGGAGGTCTTCTTCCCGAAGACGGTCGGCGAGTTCAGCCGCCTGCAGGCCTACACGGTCCGCCCGGACGGCCTGAACTACGAGGCCGACGACGCCACCGTGCAGGCCCCCAAGTACTTCCCGGGGGACATCCGGGTGCTCGCGGCGTCCCCGCTGGTGAACACCACGGTCGCCATCGCGCCCTCGGCGCCGAACACCCTGTGGGTCTACAAGAGCTACTGGGAGGCCGGTCAGAAGATTCAGTCGGCGATCTACCGGTGGACCTTCCCGGCGACGATGCGGATGCTGCACGCCGCGTTCGAGGGCGAGCGGTTCATCATCGTGTGGGACGAGGCGGACGGGGCGTACATGGGACAGCTCGAACTGGCCGAAGGGTACAGCGATCCGGGCACCAGCTACCTGACCCACCTCGACCGCCGGGTGTCCTCGGACGACCTCGCGGCCCCCTCGTACTCCCCGGATGTCACCCGCATCCTGCTGCCCTACCTGCCCACCGAGAAGACCCGCGTGGTCTCCCGGGCGCCCGATGCGGAGCCATCGGAGGTGGCGGTGGTGGACTCGTTCGGCGACGACCCGACCGATGGCTTCTACATCGACGTGGTCGGCGACTGGTCCGCCCGGGACTTCTGGGTGGGCGACCTGTTCCCCATGGAGTTCACCCTGTCGCCGATCTACTTCCGGCGAGCCCTCGGCGGCGGTGGCACGGCCCCGGTGGTGACGGGCCGACTCCAGCTGCGGTACATCACCCTGAACTACTCCAGCACGGGGTCGTTCACGGTCGACGTGACGAACCGGGCGCGGACCACCGCGTCCCTGACGTACTCCGCGGTGTCCACCGGGCGCTCGCTGGGCGAGGCGGTGTCCGACGAGGTCCCCGTGTCGGTCTCTGGCTCGTTCCGGTTCCCGGTCCTCGGGCGCAACACCGAAACGCTCATCACCATCCGGGATGAGACCCACCTCCCGGCCACGTTCCCGTCCTACGAGTTCGAGGCCTTCTACCACCAGCGAGCATCTGGATGAAAATCACGCACCGCCCAGCTGTACTGGCCGATCTTGAGCCCCTGACGTTCCGCACCCGGGACATCGAGGAGTTCAGCAATCTGGCCCTGATCCACCCGGAGGAGTATGTCCGGGTCGCCATCGAGGCAGGCCTGCCAGTGTGGACACTCCTCGCCGACGACGAGCCCATCGGGTTCGCCGGGATCGAGGAGGAGACCCACCTGTGGATGGCCGGCAGCGACCGGCTGGATCAGCTGGGCGGTGCGCTGGTCTGGGCTGCCGGACGGCTCCTTCGGGACCTCCGGCGACCCCTCAAGACCGTGGTTGACGCCAACGCGCCGACCCAGCACCGCTTCCTCACTTTCCTCGGCTTCCAGCCTGTCGCCATGGCGGCGGCTGGGCACGCCTACGAGCACCCGCTCATCATCTTTCAGCGCACACCGGAGTGACCCATGGGACCAGCCGTCCTCGTACCGATGGCGATTGCCGCCGTGTCGTCTGGCCTGCAGGTATTCTCGCAGGTGCAGGCGGCCAAGGCCCAGAACGCCGTCTTCAAGCAGAACCAAGAGAACGCCCTGCAGGCCATGCGGGACGATCAGGCCCAGCGTGCCGCCCAGTCCAATGAGGACCGGCAGGCGACGGCCGACGACATCCTCGCGCAGACCCGCGCCGCGGCGCAGGCCAAGGCCCGCTCCGAAGCGGCCGGCGCCTCCGCCAACATCGCCGGCATCTCGGTCGACCAGCTCATCAACGAGGTCGGCTTCCAGTCCGGCGAGAACATCGTCAACACGGCCGCCAACCTGACCTCGCGGGAGAACCAGCGGGCCATCGAGGCCGAGGGTGCCCGCACCCAGACCATCTCCCGCATCAACAGCGTCCAGCGCGCTGGCGTCAGCCCCATCGTCGCGGCCCTGCAGATCGGCCTGTCGACGGCTCAGGCCGGCGCCACCGCGGGCGTGTTCGGCGGTGACGTGTCGGCCGCCATGGGCGGTGCCGGCATCAACCGCAGCCCCTTCTCGAAGACCTAAGCCATGGCAATGCCAGATCAGCAGCAGCAGCGCCGCGTCGGGCTCGAAGTCAACGCCCGGGCGGTTGACACCTACATCACCCCGGCCCAGCGGCAGCGCGGCGGTACCGCGTCGGCGCTCGCGGAAGCCCTCAAGAGCCTCCAGCCGAGCCTGAACCGGTACCTGTCCGGGTCCGCCAAGGACGACCAGACCGCCGTCGAGGCCCGGGCCAAGCTCCTCGCCGCCCAGAACCCGCTCAAGGAGCTGGCGGACGTGCAGAAGCTGGAGATTCCGGCCGGCGAGTCGCCCCTGTTCCGTAAGTTCTACTCCGCCACCAAGGGCGAGGAGGCCGCGGTACTGGCCGAGACCGACATCCTGACGCGGTACCGGGAAAGCTCCGCCAACTTCGACCCGGCTGATGACGCCGCGTTCGACAAGTGGCTCGCCGAAGACCAGAAGGCGATGGTGGGCCTCATCGAGCAGAAGAACCCGGAATTCCAGATTCAGTTCGTGGACCGGGTCACCGGAGTCTACAACTCGCTCCGCCAGCAGCACCGCAAGGACCGCCACGAGGCCCTGCTGCAGGCCGAGCTGGACAGCTTCGGCAACACGGTCGGCGCCGAAATCGAGGCCTCGTTCGCTGCAGCCGCGGCGGCCAAGACGAACCCCGACCTCGACGCCGCGTGGGCCCGCATCAACGCCGGCAAGGACCGCATGGCCTTCCAGCAGTTCGACAAGTCGAAGATCGCCAAGACCGTGCGCGACCAGATCACCGCCGTGGCCCTGAACCGGGCCGACGAGGACCTGCTGGCCGCCTTCCGGGACAAGGAGTGGACCGACCCGGTCACCAAGAAGCCGATCCCGGGGCCCTTCACGGGCGCCGAGGGCCGCGCCGCCTACGAGAAGGCGCTGGGTGACATCCGGTCCGCCCGGTACACCATGGAGGAGCGCGAATGGACCAAGGAGAAGCGCGACAAGGAGAAGCTGGAGGGCACCGTGCTGTCGCAGGTGGGCGCCGAAATCTACACCACCGGCCGCGTCAGCCCGAAGCTGCTGGCTGACCTGTCGTCGGCGTTCGGCCCCGAGGCGGCGAACAAGGCCGTGTCGGCCCTGAGCGGCTACCGCAACGTGACCCGCGACGTGGACCCGGCGTTCATCGCCGAGTTCTACAAGGAGCGGTCCAACGGCGACATGACCCCGCAGCGGTTCATCAGCTACCACCTGCCCCGCCTCGCGGCGGACCCGCGGATGGTGCAGATCGCGTTCGACGACTTCCGGTCCGGCCGGAATGGCGAGGCCATCCGCACGCAGTCGCAGGCCCGCGACGTGCAGGTTCCGGGCTACACGTTCTGGCAGAAGCAGGGCGCCGCGCCGATCAAGGAGTTCGGCGGCTTCCTCGGCGGCTTCGCGGAGGCCCCGGGCCCTGTCATCGCCCGCGCACAGGCCGAGTACCTGCGCTCGTTCCAGATCGTCAGCGACGGTCTGGCCGCACAGCTCGACTCGCCAGACCCCAAGGTCCGCTTCGCGGCCTCGGGCGAGCTGTCGTCCCAGATGGAGAAAATCCAGCGCCAGCTGGCAAGCTCGGTGCAGGCCCAGATTCAGGCCGGCGCCACCGCATCGACCGCTGCACCCGTCCCGGTTGCTGAAGACATCACCCGGACGGTCATCAAGGGGGACGACTTCCCCGAAGACTGACCCCAACCACACCTTAGGAGCCCACCATGGCCGGCGAACAGCCTGTTGCAACCCCCACGCAGACCCCCGCAGCACCCGCTGCAGCCCCTGCGACCACCACGCAGGCCTCGCCGGCCGCCGCCGGCACCCCCACGCCCAACCAGCTGGCGTGGCTGAAGCGCAATCCGGCCCGCGCCGCCGAGTTCGAGGCCCGCTTCGGCGCCGGCTCGGCCGCCCAGTACCTCAAGGCCGAGGAGCAGAAGGCGCAGGTCGCCGCTGAGGCCCAGAAGGAACCTCTGGTGCCCGAGCAGGAGCGCGACGTGGTCGACTACGCGGCCGACGCGGCCCGCGGCGCGGCCGTGGGCTTCCTCGACATGGTGTCCGAAGGGGCCCAGACGGTCTCCAGCGGCCTGAACTTCGTGGCCGCCAAGGTCGGCGGCACGGACAACTGGTTCGAGCCGATCAGCTACGTCGAGGCGCTGGGCATCAAGCGCCCGGAGACCACCGTGGGCAACGTCGCCGCGGGCGTGTCCCAGTTCGCCACCGGGTTCGCCGGGGCGCTGCGCTTCGCCGGCCTCAAGCTGGCGAACCTCAAGGGCGTGGCCGGGGCGGCCAAGGCCGGCGCCGCGGGCGCTGCCGTGGACTTCGCCCTGTTCGACCCGTACCTCGCGGGCGTGACGGACTGGGTCGAGGACGGCGCCTCGCAGGCGACCAAGGACGCATGGTACACCGCCCTGTCGACCAACAAGTCCGACCCGGAGTTCGTGGCCCGTGCCAAGAAGGCCGCGGAAGGCCTCGTGCTCGGCGGCGTCGTCGACTCGCTGGCTGCCGGCCTCAAGCTCATCGCCGTGTCCCGCGCCAAGCGGGCCGGCACCGAGGCCGCCCGCCGGTCCGAGCTGGAGGCGGCCATCGAGCGCGAGTCGGGCGGCATCCAGCTGCCCCCGGACGCGACCATGGAGCTGCCCCCGGGCGCCGTGGTGGAGTCCCCGGGCGTCGCTGAGGTGCCCATGGACGGCAAGAAGTACATCCCGGGCACCCCGGGCAAGTACCCGAAGGAAGCCCCGGGCGGCCGGCCGGAGACCCTCGGCCCGGGCATGACCCGCGAGAAGGCCGCCACCGAGAACCCGGTGGAGCTGGCCGACGAGGCCAAGGTCAACGACCTGATCGACAAGCACCTGCGGTACGAGAATGGCATCCCCATGTTCCACACGGCGGACGCCTTCGAGAAGATGCGGGCCGACAAGCTGTGGGACACCGAGTGGGGCCCGCGCCAGCTGATGATCGGGCTGGAGCAGCGCCTGCGCGAGCAGCCGGTGGTGCCGATCAAGGACATCGAGAAGGCCGCCAAGGATCAGGCGGCGGCCCTCGGGATGCGTCCGGACGAGTACGTCAACCGCATCGGCCAGACGGTCGGCGACGGCGGCCTCGCTGCGTTCGTGCAGGCCCGCCAGTACGTGGCGGACGCCCTCTCCCGGGACGCTGCGGACGCCCTCCTGCGCTACTTCGACAGCGGGGATGGTCTCCTACTGGACGAGGCAGCGGCGGCCATCAGCCGTGCGGAGGCGGGGCTGGAGGCGGCACAGTTCGCCCGGGCCGAGACCGGCCGTGCGCTGCGCTCGCTGCAGTCCCAGCGGACCGCCCCGGACGCCCTCGTCAAGCGCCTCGCCGGCCTCAAGCCGGAGGAGCGGCAGGTCTTCATCGCCCTCGCCGATCAGGCCAAGCGGGCCGGCGGGGACCCCATGCAGACCCTGCGGGCCCTCACGGCCATGGGCAAGTCGGCCAAGGGGATGGACTACGCCATCCAGCTGTTCAAGAACAGCATCCTGACGGGACCGGCGACGCACGCCGTGAACGCCGCCTCGAACGCCGCCAAGCTGGCGACGCGCACCTTCGAGGACGCTGTCTCGGGCATCGCCCGGGGTGACGGTGTGCGGCGCTCCGTGGCCCGCAGCGGCGCTGGGCTGGTGTACTCGCTGCAGGGCTACCGGCAGGCCCTCGCGGCGGCCAAGGTGGCCTTCTCCCGGGGCTCTGGAGTGCTCGACGCAGCCAAGGGAACGGACGAGATGAGCCGGTCGCTGGTCAACCTCAAGGACATCGAGACCGCCATCGGCTCGGGCAACCCGTGGCAGGCCCACATCGCCGCCACCAAGGCCCTGCTGGGTGACGGTGCGCTGCGCCTGCTGGGCACCATGGACGAGACCTTCAAGCAGATCGGGTACCGCTCCTCGGTGGCCGCCCGGGCCTACGACGAGGGCTACTACGCGATGAACCTGCGTGGCGACCAGCTCGACGCCTTCGTCAACCGCAAGATGGCGGAGTCGGTCGACCCGGTTACGGGCCGCGCCCTCGACCCCAAGGCGCTGGAGTACGCCCGCGAGGTCACCTTCACGCAGGAGCTGCGGAAGGACACGGTCATCTCCGGCATCGGTCGTGCGGCGCAGAACGCGCTGGGCTCCGATAGCCCCATGGCGAAGATGATGCAGCTGGTGATCCCCTTCGTGAAGACCCCGACGAACATCATCGAGGACTTCTGGCAGCGGTCGCCGCTGAACCTGAACCTGTACCGCGAGATGACCAGCGGCAACCCGAAGGTCAAGGCGGACGCCATCGCCCGCTTCACGACCGGCGCCGGCCTCACCGGTCTGGCCATCACCCTGCACCAGAACGGGCTCATCACCGGCAACGGACCGGCGGACCCGAACCTGCGCAAGGCGTGGCTGGCCGACCACCAGCCGAACGCGGTCAAGGTGGGCGACAAGTGGGTCAGCTTCGGTCGACTCGACCCGGGCGCGGCCCACCTCAGCGTCGCGGCGGACGCCATGGCGCTGATGGACCTCGCGTCGGAAAGCGACCGGGCGGACCTTGAGAAGGCGCTGGCGACGATGTTCGCTCGCCAGTTCACCAACAAGACCTACCTGAAGAACCTCGGCGAGCTGCTGGAGGGCATCATGGACCCCGAGTCGTCCGGCGGTATCGAGCGGACGGCGCAGTCCGTGGTGGGTGCTGTCGTGCCGTCGCTGGTCGGTGCCTTCTCGGACGACGAGTACCTGCGCGAGGTGCGCTCGCTGACCGACGCCATCAAGGCCCGCATCCCGGGCTACTCGGAGACTTTGCCGGTCCGCCGCAACTTCCTCGGGGAGCCGATGCTGGCCTCCGAGCTGGGCAAGGCGGTCCCGCTGGCGGTCCGCACCGACAAGGACGACGAGGTGCTGGAGAAGGTCGTGGCTGCTTACGAGCAGGCCGGCCGGCAGTTCACCGGCATCCCGAAGACCGTCGACGGTGTGGACTGGACGGCGTACACGCGGGTGGACGAGCGCACCAAGCGCCCGATCACCGCCTACGACGCCGTGCAGGAGGAGCTGGGGAACCTGCCGCTCCGGCAGACCCTCAAGACCCTCGTGACCTCCCCGGGCTACGACAACCTGACCCCGGACGCCCAAGCGAACCTCATCAGCCGCACGATGCAGGACTTCCGCGAGGTCGCCCGGAAGAAGGTGCTCTCGACCAAGGGCTTCGAGGCCCTGACGCAGGACATCATCCGCGAGAAGGCGACCCGCAAGGGTGCGCCGTCGAGCGTGGTTGACCAGCTGTTCCAGTGACACCGTGGGGCCCCGGGGTAACACTCGGGGCCCCCTCGTTCACCCCACAATTCTCAGGAGGAGCCCATGGCTTCAATCCCCCTCAGCGAGGGCTTCCCCTTCGCCCTCCGCCAGTACACCGGCAATGGCACCAACCGCATCTTCTCGGTCGACTTCCCGCGCCTGTCCGACCTGCACGTCAAGGTCTACCTCGACGGCGTCGTGCAGTCGGCCGGCTTCAGCTTCAACACCCCCTCGTCCATCGAGTTCGTCGTGGCGCCCGCCAACGGCGTCGAGGTGGTCATCCGCCGGCAGACCCCGGCCGCGACGCCCATCGTCGTCTACGAGAACCCGTCGACGCTCAAGGCCGCGAACCTCAACACCACCTCGCTCCAGCTGCTGTACATCGCGCAGGAGCAGGCCGACCTGACGCTGGGCGACCTCCCGGTGCTGGACGACATCGCCACGGCGCTCGCGCAGGCCCTGCAGGCGGCCGAGGACGCCCAGACGGCTCTCGACGCCGCCATCGCGGCCCAGCTCGCCGCCGAGCAGGCCGAGACCAACGCCGAGGCCGCGCAGGCCGCCACCGAGGCGCTGCTGCTGGACCTGCAGGCGAACTACGACGTGGTCTTCTCGACCCCGTTCCGCCCCTCGAACGGCGAGGTCTACGGCACCTTCACCTTCGTGCGGGACGCCTACATCCCCGCGGGAGCCCCGGGCTCCGGCGCGGCCACCGACTCGCAGGGCACCACCACCGGCAACTTCTCGATCCTCAAGAACGGCCTCGTGGTCGGCTCTGGGACCATCGTGGGCAACAGCACGGCCGGCACGGTCACTGTGGCCTCGCAGGTGGACTTCGGCTACGGTGACGTGCTGTCCCTCCGGTGGGACTCCGGCGACCCCAACACCGCGGCGCGACACTCCGTCGCCATCCGCACCATTCTGGAGACCTGACCATGTCCGTTCTGCTGATGGAAGGCTGGGACGGCGTCACCGCCGCCGACCTGACCTCCGCCTTCAACCTGTCCCGGACCGCGACGAGCGGCTCCCGGGCCATCGTGGCCGGCCGCGACGCCACCCTGAACGCCGGGGCGGTGCAGGTCGGTACGGGCCTGACCAGCGACTTCCTGCGTTACCTATTCACCTCGGGCGCCAAGCGGTACGCCGGCTTCTCGATGAAGTTCACCACGGTGGCCGCCGAGGTCAACCTGTTCGGGTTCCTCTCGGGGATCACCACGGGCCCCTCGGTGCGCCGCAACGCCGCCGGCCAGCTGATCCTCAAGGGCGGCGCGTCGAACACGATCCTCGCCACCTCGTCGATCATCATGTCCCCGGACACGTGGTACAGCTGCCAGATCGGCTTCGAGTACCCGGGCGCCGGCAACCCCACCTGCACCGTCAAGGTCAACGGGATCGACGCCTTCGTCTACACGGGGTCCCTCGGGGCCCTCACGGTGGTCGACCGGCTGTCCCTCGGCACCTCGGGCGCCAACGCGGCCTGCGCCCCGGGGCTCACCTTCGACAACCTGTGGATCACCGACGACACCGGCCCGGACGCCGTGGGCTTCCTCGGCGACCAGATCGTCGAGCTGCAGCTGCCATCCTCGACCATCGCGTCGAGCGGCACCACGCTGACCGGCGCTGCGACCGTCCACGAGGCTGTGGACGACGCGACGCAGAACCAGCTCACGGACTACGTGTCGACCGCCACCATCGGCGCAGGCGCCACCGTGGGAGGCCTGACGGCCCTCAGTGCGGGCGCCATCAACGTCACGGCCGTGCAGGTGGACATCGTGGCGTCGAAGTCTGACGCCGCGGCGCGCACCCTGCGCGTCCTGCAGTCGGACGGCACCAACACCGAGTTCAGCGGCAACCTCACCCCCTCCCAGACCCAGTTCGCCTACCTCGGCCCGTTCGTTCGGACCCGGGCGCCTGACGGCACCGCGTGGACCGCGGGCGGGGTCAACTCACTCCGCATCGGCTGGGAGGTCACGGCATGACGCAGCGCATCACGGCAATCCGCACGCAGGTCCTCCGGGAGGTTCCGCCCCCGGAGGGCATCGACGTTACCGCCCTGCGCACTCAGGTGCTGCGCAGCGCGACCGGCGCGACCAGCAAGAAGGGTTCCGTGGTGGCCAACGTGGTCTACTCGCCGGCCCCGGTGGACCCCGCCACGGGCGAGAATAGCGTCCATGGGTTCGTCGCGGTCGCCACGGCGATTCAGGGCTGGACGGCCTACGAGGCCTACGGAGACACCTACAACGGCTCCACCCGGGACGGCTCTGGGGTCCTCAGTGGGTTCCTCGGGTCCACCCCGTTCCCGGTGGGTTACTCGGCCAACGCCGACCCGGTCCTGCTGCACGAGCAGTTCGCCCGCCTGTTCCCGGATGGGGGCGTCATGGCGCAGGTGGACACCGGCTCCGGCGCGACCGGCCGCCGGTACACCTACACCTACCACCCCCCGGGCAACACGTTCAACAACGGGACCGTCATCGGCACCACGCCGCGGGGGCTGGACTTCACGAACATCGTCGAGTCGCTGACCATCTCGAACGCCGTCGACTTCACGACGGGCGCCAACGCACCGGACCCCATCAACTTCGACCCGGTGTTCGCTACGTGGGTCGACCCGCCGCCTGACGGCTTCCCGATGACCCTCCGCGGCTGGCGCCTTGAGCGCAAGCTGATCGAGGTCCGTCGTCGGCTGGACACGCTCGCCATCGTGCAGCAGCAGACGACCCGCCGGAACCAGTGGGGCTTCATCCGGGCCGGCGAGACCGACATCACGCCTGTCGTGCTGCCGCCCTGCCTCCCGGTGGTCATTCGCCCGGGCCGCGGCCTGTACCGCGTGGTCCGCTGGAACCCCGGCTATGCGAACTACGACGCCTTCCCGCGCCTCTACCCGTTCCCCGGGAAGACCAGCGCACGGCTCAAGGAGTTCGAGGGCCGGGTCTACAACGGCATCGAGGAGTTCATCCGGGAGCTACAGCGCATCCCGTACTTCGTCAAGGGCACCGAGGTCGACGTGCGTGGGTTCAATCTGGACTACGCCAGCGACCTCGTGGCACGCGGCGACGGACCGCTGTACTACTCCGGCTGGGCTACGTTCCTCGACGGCGGCCTCGGCGGGGGCTGGGACGCGGTGGCGCAGCTCGACGTGTTCGACGACGGGCGGTACCTGCTGGATCACACCGAGGGTGGCATCACGTCCTTCGTCGACATCCCGAACCGGTACCGTCGGCTCAAGACCATCCGCATCTGGCCCAGCATCTCCAAGGGTCGCGCAACGCTGCAGGGCACCTTCTTCAAGGCCCGAGTCTACCCGCCCAACGGCGTGCGGCTCGACTCCTTCCGGTGGCAGCCCGAGGCGGCCAGCGACTTCCCCATGGGGATCGCCACCGAGGTCACCATGCCGGAGTTCTGGCTGGAGAAGCTCGACTCCCCTTCCACCAACTTTGACTCAACGGACCCCCTAGTAGATTGACCATGACCGACAACCGAGACCTCGAAGTCGCGGAGCGGCTGGGCGAACTGAAGGCGCTGGTGTCAACCCTCGTCACGGCCGTGGCCGACCTGAAGCAGCAGCTCGGGTCGGACCACGGTCGGCTGGAGGCGCGAATCCAAGTCCTCGAACAGTGGCGCTACAAGGTCCTCGGCGCCGCCGCGGCCCTCGCGTACATCGCCCAGTACCTCCCCAAGCCGGCCTTCTAACATGACCGACCAGTTTACGCAAGTCCTCAAGGACATCCAAGTCGAGACCGCCAAGCTCCTGCTCGCCCGCATCAAGGACGGCACGGCGACGGCGGCCGACCTCTCCGTCGCACGTAACATCCTGAAGGATAACGGGATTCAGGCGAAGCCGGTCGAGGGTAGCCCCCTCGGCAACCTCGCCAGCTCGATCCCGACGTTCGACACCGACCGCATCACCTTCAACTGAGACCAGACCATGTCGATCCAGCTCCTCAACAACGTGGGCGTCACGACCACCTCGCAGGCCCTCGCTCCGCTGCCGAACGTGGACGGATACCGCGCCAACCGGCAGATTCTCAAGTCCTCGAACAACGCGGGCGCCGTGCTGCAGACGCAGGTCTCCCCGGACAACGTGACGTGGTACAACCTCGGCGCGACCGTGGCGAACACCACGACCGTCGTCGCCGTCCCCAGCGCCCTCTGGGTCCGCGTGCAGGCCACCATCTCGGCCGGCAACGCCACCGCGTGGGCCGTCTGATGGACCTCCTCCCGGGCCTGAGCGCCCTGAACAAGAAGCTCAAGGAGCGCGAGGACGCCTCCAAGGCCGAGAAGGAGCGCGCTGACAAGGCCCGCGCCGAGGCCCTGAAGCCGAAGGCGTGGAAGCGCCCCGAGCCCTACGACCCCAACGCGCCCATGCCGGGTGCCATTCGGAGGAAGTGACCATGGCGATGATTCGGGGCAAGATGCCCAACCGCCACTCCAGCAACCCGCGGTCCCTCACGCGCCGCCCCATGGCCGAGGGTCCGCTCCTGCCGCCGGCCGGCAGCACCCCGCAGGCCCCCATGGGCCCCCAGTCGTTCGGGCAGGGCGTGCTGTCGCGCCTGCGCATCAACCGGAAATAGCCAATGTCGAACACCCTGCGCGACCCCAACGAAATCCCCTTCTTCCGTGGTACCTCGACGGCGGTCGCGCAGGCCAACGCCTACACCGACTCGCAGATCGCCACCCTCGGGGGCGTCTACGAGCCGCTGGGGGCCTCCGCGGCTGCCGTGGCGGCCCACGAGGCCCTGCTGGACCCGCACCCGCAGTACCTGACCGAGACCGAAGCGGACGCGCTGTACGACGCCCTCGGCGCCGCGACGGCCGCTGTGGGCGCCCACGAGGCCGCTGGTGACCCGCACCCGCAGTACCTGACCCAGCCTGAGGGGGACGCCCGCTACGACGCGCTGGGGGCCTCCTCGGCGGCCGTGGCGGCCCACGTCGCGCTGGCCGACCCGCACACCCAGTACCTGACCGAGGTGGCCGCCGCTGCGGCGTACCAGCCGCTCGACACCGAGCTGTCGGCCATCGCCGGCCTGACCAGCGCCGCCGACCGCGGCATCTACTTCACCGGGGCGGGCACCGCGGCGACGTACACCTTCACCGGGTTCGCCCGGACCCTGCTGGACGACGTTGACGCCGCGGCGTCCCGTACCACGCTGGGCCTCGGCACCATCGCCACCCAGAACGCCAACGCGGTCGCCATCACGGGCGGCTCGATCACGGGCGCCACGACCATCAATACGACCGGCGCGTCGTTCATCTTCGCCAACGTGTCGGACTCGGTGGCCACCTCCGGCCTGACGGTCGGCAGTCGAGCCCAGATGATCGCCAACGTGTCCGGCGCCGCCCACACGGGCGGTGTCTACGGTGGCTACTTCACCGGGCGCAGCGGCGCGCTTCCGACCGGCTTCAACGTGGTCGGCGGCTGCTACTTCGAGGGCTACCATCAGGGCGCCGCCCCGATCACCACCTTCGTGGGCGTCCGCGGCCAGCTCATCAACCAGACGGTCAACGCTGCGGCGACCGTGTCGTCGGCGATCAGCATCTGGGCCAACGCCCCGTTCCACGCGACCCCGCTGTCGGGCTTCACCAACTGCTTCGGGCTGCGCATCGAGTCGCACTACAACGCCTCGTGGGCCACCTCGTCGTGGGGCGTCTATCAGCTGGGCACGCAGGACCGAAACTACTACGCCGGCCGGACCCTGATGGGCTCCCTGACGGACGACGGCGTCAATATGCTGCAGGTGACCGGTGCCGCCAAGGTCACCTCCGGCATCCGCTTCAACAACACCCCGAGCGCCGACGCGACCCTGCTGGACTACTACAGCGAAGGCACGTGGGTCCCGACCGTCATCGGCACGGCCACCGCGGGCACCGCGTCGTACACTGTGCAGTCCGCCCGATACACCCGCATCGGCAACACGGTGCACTTCACGGTCGGCGTGACGTGGACCGGGCACACTGGCACCGGCAACCTCCGGGTCACCGGGCTGCCGTTTGCCGCCCTGACGGGCAGTCTCCTCGACCAGCTGGTGGTCCGCCACAGCGGCTTCACCTACGTCGGCGAGATTGGCTGCAACCCGGCCCCGGGCACCACCGAGCTGGCCCCGTTCAACCAGCAGTCCGGCGGCACCCCGGCGTCCCTGCCGATCCAAGCCGCCGGCACCCTCCAGATCAGCGGCACCTACTTCGTCTAAGGAGTTCCCATGGGCATCCTCGCTGCACTCCCCCTTCTCGGTCAGGTCCTCGACCGAGTCATCCCCGACAAGACCGCGGCGGCCGAAGCCAAGCTCAAGCTGCTGGAGCTGGAGCAGCGCGGCCAGTTCCACGACCTCGACGTGCGGGCGTCCATCGTCGGCGCCGAGGCCAAGTCCGAGCACTGGCTGGCCGCCTGCTGGCGACCTGTCCTGATGCTCACCTTCGGCGCCCTCATCGTCGCCCGCTGGCTGGGCTTCGCCGCCCCGGGCCTGTCCGAGGTCGAGGTCCTGAAGCTCTGGGACATCGTCGAGGTCGGCATCGGCGGCTACGTGGTCGGCAGGACCGTCGAGAAGGTCATCCCGGGTGTCACGGAGGCCCTGAAGGCCGCCAAGAAGTAACCCGGCACTACCCCACCCCCAGACCCCCTGAGCGCCCCACAGGCTCCCAGCGGGGCTCTGGCGGGCCCTGCACCCACCACCGGAGGACACCATGTCCCTGAACCTCTCCAAGTACCCGGGCATCGACCTGATCGCCCACTTCGAGGGCTGCCACCTCAAGGCCTACCTGTGCCCTGCCGGCATCCCGACCATCGGCTACGGCTCGACCAAGGGCGTCACCGCCAAGGACGTGACCAACGGCCGCACCATCACCCGCTCCGAAGCCGAGGACCAGCTGGTCCGCGACTACGTCGCCCACCGCGACCGCCTCCTGAGCGCCCAGCCGGCCCTCAGCAAGCTCCCGGCGCACCAGCTGGGGGCACTGGTCAGCCTCGCCTTCAACGTCGGCGTAGGGGCCGCTGCGGGCTCCACCGCGGTCCGCAAGGCGATTGCCGGGGACACCACGGGTGCCGCGGCTGCCCTCCTGCTCTGGGACAAGGCCACGGTCAACGGCAAGAAGGTGGTCCTCCCGGGCCTGACCCGCCGCCGCCGCGCCGAGGCCCGCCTGTTCCTCCTCGGCCAGTGGGTGCCCACCCCGTGAAGACCCCCGAACAGCTGCTGAAGGACGACTTCCGGTCCTTCCTGTGGCTCATCTGGCAGCACCTCGGGCTCCCGGCGCCCACCCCTGTCCAGTACGACATCGCCAACTACCTGCAGACCGGCCCGCGGCGCCTCATCATCGAGGCCTTCCGCGGCGTCGGCAAGTCGTGGATCACGGCGGCGTTCCTACTGTGGTGCTGGTACCGGGACCCGGACGTGAAGATCATGGCCGTGTCGGCCTCGAAGGTGCGCGCCGACGACCTGTCGAACTTCTGCCTCCGGCTCATCAAGGAGATTCCGCTGCTGAACCATCTGGCCCCTGCAGGGGACCAGCGGGACAGCCGCATCATCTTCGACGTGGGCCCCGCGAAGACCTCGAAGGACCCCTCGATGAAGTCGGTGGGCATCACCGGCCAGCTGACCGGCTCCCGCGCCGACATCATCCTCGCGGACGACATCGAGGTCCCGTCGAACAGCTACACGCAGGCCCAGCGCGACAAGCTGGCCGAGCTGGTCAAGGAGTTCGACGCCATCCTGAACCCGGGTGGCCGCATCATCTACCTCGGCACCCCGCAGACCGAGCAGTCCCTGTACCTCACCCTCGGCACCCGCGGCTACGACATCCGCATCTGGCCGATCCTGTACCCGACCGAGCAGCAGCGT